ATTGTAATGCAGCATGCCCGCAATGTCATCGCACTGAAGCACAAGGACTTACCAAGCAAGCTTGGCTTCCACTCATTCAATGGTCATTAGCCGATTTCAAGCGAAAATTTCCGCCTGAGTCAATCAAGTATTATGATCAATTTGAATTTTGTGGTACTTGGGGTGATCCACTTATGTGTAAGGACATCTTTAAAATTGTCGAATATGTTCTTTCTACTGATTTAGGGGTTAAAGTACAACTCAATACCAATGGCTCTCTAAGAAATCCTGATTGGTGGTGGAATTTCGGTGTAATGGGTGGAGATAGATTAGAGGTAATCTTCGATATTGATGGCATCGATCAAGCAATGCACGAACGCTATCGTCAAAACACAGACCTCAATCTTATCAAAGACAATGTCGAATCATTCTGTACTACACCAGCCAGAGCAGCAGTCTCGACTATAGTTTTCCGGCACAATGAAAATTATGTTGACGATATTGAAAAGATGATTCGTGATTGGGGCGTAACTGGTGGTCACTTTCCAATCGAATCAAACAGGTTCTATCATGGACCATCATTTTCGTTTGCCTCAGCTAACGGTCATCGAATACTTCTAGAGCAAACGACACAAGATAACAATAGTTTTCATAATTACCCCGTAAAGGATCACCGATGGCGAAAAAAATTCGATGCGAGTGGGCGAACAAACAACGCTTTGTAACTAATCCTGATGGTCAAATCTGGCCTTGCTGTTATTTTGCAAATCTTGATTTTTATCTTAAGAACAACCCAACACCATTTCAAGGACATGTAAATCAATCAAAGCATCCAGTCTATCAAGCTTATGATTCAGATCGTGACAGGTATAATGCTAACAACCACCCTCCTCATGAAATCCTACAAGATGAATGGTTTTCTAAGACTCTTCCCGAATCATGGGAAGGGACCGATTCTGACCGCCCTTTTCTCTGTATCAAGCACTGTGAAGTAGATGACCTGTAAAGCACCGTTCAACAACATGTACTTCAATGTGCATGGTTCAGTCAGTCCTTGTTGGTTGACAGTTGGTTTCATTGACAAGTGGTCTGAAACCCGTTCTATTCATGACATTTGGTTTGGCCCAGAATTTAGCAAAATCCGCATCAATCTTTTGAATAAAGTATTCAAAAATAAATGTCTCGTCTGTAAGAAAGATATGGATGAAGGTGTGGTTCCATTAGCTGAAGCCTATGAGCAATTTCCGACGAATTATTATCCATCTCTTATGGAACTCGAGCTTTCAAATCAGTGTAACTTAGAATGCATCATGTGTTCCGGTGAATTGAGTTCAGGAATCAGAAAGAATCGTGACAAACTTCCACCACTCTTAATGGCATATGGTGATAAATTCGTGGATGAACTACGTGAATTTGTACCACACCTCACTGAGCTTCGACTTAATGGTGGTGAACCATTCGCCCAGAGGATTGTCCTAGATATTTGTGATATGGTTGCAGAGGTTAACCCAACGCTGAAAATTACTGTTGCAACCAACGGTACGATCATGAACAAACGGGTTCGACACATCCTAGATAACAACAACATTCATATCAACCTATCCATTGATTCCTTAGATCGTGATCGCTATGCCGAAATTCGAGTCAATGGTAATCTTGATAACGTCATGACCAATTTTGAAATCTTCAATAGTTATTGCAAGAAATTTGATCGTTCATTATGTGTCATGGTGAATCCAATGTCAAATAATTGGAAGGAGATGGGCGGCTTTGTTCGTTGGACACACGCCCGAAGAGTTGGATTACATTTCAATACCATTCGATATCCAAAACATCTTTCGTTATGGAATCAATCGCCAGAATTCCTTCAAGAGGTTTATGACCATATGACGTATGAGCGGTCATTACTGAATGAGTACAAACCCAATCTTTACAAGTTTGATAATCTTATTCATCAGGTAAAAAATTGGTATTTAGATACACAAATTAGTGTACAAGACGGCCCCGATAGTGTAGTATAAACTATCAGATACAAAAGGATACGATTATGAGCGACGAAGAAAACTCCTCAGCAGCACGTATGCTCGGCTGGGTCATAATCGTTACAATCGTAGGCTACTTCGGAGTGATTATTGCTTACGCCTTATAGGGTTTTGGTTCCCTTCTTTCCTTTCCTTTCCTTTCTCAGGGAACCATAGGGTAGGGCTTCGGTCCTACCCACTTTACTGTGTACATTCACATCAAAGTATGATAGAATAGCTTATATGCAATGGAAAGGTCTGTAAATGGCACGAATGCTCAAGCCCCGCAAAAAAATCAAAAAGACATATTCACGCCGCCTCCATACTGGATGGGCCGCATGTCCAACCGACACCTTTTGGAAATTCAAGGATTACGCTCGCTGCGAACTTGATAAGAAGGAAGTTGGCAAAACCATCAAAGCTTATATCCGTGAGAACTTCAAAGGCGATGAGAAGAAAATCATGCTTGAAGCACCGGATTGGGCATTCACTTCCCCCTTTCACATCGCCGCTTCAATGGAATGGACCAAGCTTGAGTTCGAATTCCCACGTAAGTGGAATGCAAAAACTGCATACGAGAAATTTTTCATAGAGCTAAAGCGCCTCGGCCAAAAAGCAATCGATTCCAAGGTTGAAGAGACTGTTGATGGCGCTGCACCAGTGAAACGTACCATTGCTGACATCGTCAAGGAACGCACAAGCGATTTTATTGGTGGTGTTGAAAATGTTCTTGATGGTTTCTTTGACGGTACTCTCACTGACATCAAATCGTATTCTGCTTACGATGAGCTCAAAAAGATTGATGCTCCATATAACATGGCCAAGGGCGTGTACGACTACTACAAACCTATCCTTGAAGAAGCCGAAGAGATCGTCACCGCCAAACCAACTACACAACTTGGTGAAGCCTACTCTGATTGGCGACCCGTTACCAAGCGTCGTTACCGTGATCTCTTGAAGTCCATCGTGGCTGAAGCAGACCGCTACATGCTTTCGAAGAAGGCTGTACGTAAGACCCGTGTTGCAAAACCTAAAGCTGCTGACAAGCAAGTGCAACACATGAAATATCTGAAAGATTCGGCCGAGTTTAAACTCACGTCGATCAACCCCGCCCTTATTGTAGGTGCACAGCGATTGTACACCTTTAACATCAAGTCTCGGGTCCTGACTGAATACTTATGTGCTTCGGTTAAAGGATTTGAGGTCAAAGGTTCAACTATTCAATTCATGAATGAGGTCGACTCACGTCAAGTGAAGCTTCGTAACCCCGATGATGTATTGCCAGTTGTCCTCAAGAAGCTACCAAATATGGTAGATAAAGAATGGCAGAAACTAACAACCAAGACGAGCGTTCCAAATGCTCGCGTCAACAAGGATACACTTATCCTTCGAGTACTGGACAAGTAACAGCCCCGACCGATAAGGTCATTTGCCCACATTGTAAAACACCACAGCTCACCTATCGCGAATATGCGATGGGTGACAGTGAACTTTGGCCTACCGGCACAGAGCGACTTTGCGAACACAATTGTAAAGGCTCAAAAATAATCACAAAAAATTTGAAACGAATCACTCACGGAGTATAAATACAGATGCCAGACTTTCTAACGAAGGCCAAGTTTTCTCGTAAGGTTACTGAAGAGGTATCCCAAAAGAAACTTTCATATATGGACGCTGTCATCCATATTTGTGAAGAGCACACGATCGATCCAGGAGACGTGAAGAAATTCTTGTCAAATGCGATCAAAGAAAAAATTGAGGCAGAAGCACGATCACTCCACTTCCTTCCAAAAGAGGGAAATGAGTTGCCAGTGTCTTGATTAATAACACGCAAACAACGTCATATAACGTAAACAAGGAACTATCTACGTATGTCATTCGCATCCCTTAAAAAGAACCGCAAAGGTTCTATCGATAAGCTTCAGCAAGCCGCTAAAGAAGCTACAACCAAAAAATCCTATGCCGACGACCGAATCTGGAAGCCAGCCCGCGACAAAGCAGGCAATGGTTACGCAGTCATTCGTTTTCTCCCAGCACCTGAAGGTAACCCAACACCATGGGTTGAGTACTATGACCACGGCTTTAAAGGCCCAACTGGTCAATGGTACATTGAAAAGTCTCTTACAACTCTCGGTCAGGACGACCCAGTTGGTGAGCTGAATTCCAAACTTTGGAACCAAGAAGAAGGTGATAACACACCAGGCAAGAAGCAGGCACGTGATCAAAAACGTCGTCGTAACTTCGTATCCAACGTCTACATCGTGAAAGATGCCGCAAACCCACAGAACGAAGGTAAGGTTATGCTTTACAAGTTCGGTAAGCGTATCTTTGACAAGATCATGGATGCAATGCAGCCACAATTCCAAGACGAAGAGCGGGTAAACCCATTCGACTTCTGGGACGGTGCAGACTTCAAAATCAAAATCCGTAAGGGTGATGGTGGCTGGCCGAACTACGACAAGTCAGAGTTTGCTGACCCTAAAGCAATCTTTGATGACGACGCAGAAATCGAAGAAGTTTTCAACAAGCTTTACGATCTTCGTGAGTTCACCGATGCTGACACATTCAAGTCATACGACGAATTGAAGTCTAAGCTTGAGCGCGTTCTTGGCATTACAACTGGTGATAACCGTGCGCCAACACTTGCAGAGGAAGCTCAACTTGATGAGTCTGAGGATGCACCGTCTATGAAGCGTGACGAGCCAAAAGCTCCAGTTTCAGATGGTGATGACGATGACGACGAGTCACTCGACTACTTCTCCAAGCTTGCCGAAGAAGACTAATTCCTGATAATTCCTCTTAGACTATAAATACATACGTCTAAGAGGAGACCTATCATGGAAAAAGTCATGGCATGGGTTACGGCTAACCCAATCAAAGTCGGCATCGCAGTTGGTGTAGTAATTATTCTCGTACTAGCTGCTTAAATCAACTCAAAGTTAATGAGTAAATGGGACCTTCACGGGTCCCATTTTTTATTGTGGAGCGAACTCATTAAACGGTGATGGGAATGCAGAAATCGACGTGTTATTTGTCTGAGATTGTGATGACGTGGTCGGTGCAACGATAGTAATGTTTGCGGCCGCGGCCTGGTTGACCGATCTCTCTGCCGATAATTCAGCTAATGTTTCTGATCGTCGATTGATTTGAGCTTCAAGTCTACTAATACGATCATTGCTTTCTAATACCTGAGCATTGATTCGTGAGTCGGCACGGTCTGCCATTTCCCCAGCACCAGAAAATGGTCGTCCTCCGCCGAACAGTTCGATTTCCCCTTTACCCATCATCCAGTTATCAAATGGGATAGCCACACGTGGAATTTGAAAATCAAGCATACGACCAATAAGTGACAGAAGTTTATCAGGAATGCTCTTGATGAAATCACCCACCTTAATCATACCAATATCTACACGGTCCATAACATTGTCGAAACGCATTTTCATTCGGCTTGCAAAAGAACCAATTTCTCCAAATACATCTGAAACCCAACCTACAGCATTACCTAAACCGGCCATGGTGTCGGCCTTGATTTCATCAAACTTTTGTGCAAAATGCGCACCGATAATGTGTAAGTCTTTACCAAGTCTAGAGGCCCATGTTTCACCATCGCCAAATTCCATACCAAAGGCATTACCAACACGGGTAATGAGACTATCTAAACTGTTGTACATCGCAGTCCCGAGGCCACCGACTAAGGTAGTCAAACCAGCCCATACACCATCTTCAAGCCAAGCATCGATCGATGCTGCAATGTCACCGATCAAGTCTGAAATAACATTGATTTGATCTACCAAGATGTGTTCCATCATTGGATCAAAAACATTAGTGAACCAATTTACGGCAGTAGCCCAATAGCCACTGATAGTTGAAATGCTTGCTTCCATTATTGGTGAGTGTAGAAACCCATCGAAAGCTGTCTTTAACCTTTCCCAAGTTGGCAACACGTTATCATTCCATGTTGCACGAATACCTTCAATAGCTTCTACGAAAGCAGGATTATCACCAATATCCTTGAATACTTGCCACGCTGCCATAAGCGCCAGAACCCATGGTGATTTCGTCAAAAAGAATCGACCAATAGCCAACAGTGGCTTAAGTAAATTAGCCGAGATAGCAACGCCAATCGGTGTAAGGATTTTGATAACCCGCGCCGCTAATGTACCAAGGAAAGTACCACGAAGAATTGTGCCAAGCATATTTCCAGATTCAGCATTATCTGGTGCCGAATTGTTATTAGCCGCTGCCCGTGAAAATGAAGTTTTCCCTTCGCGCCGTGCTTCTTCAGCATTTAGAGCATCTTCACTAAATTTCCTATCGAACATCTTAAAGGTTCGCGCCATTACGTCGTTGAGGTCATTAACTGCCTCATTGGTTTTTTCCACCCGGCTGGTGGTGTTTTCACCAACATCGCGAACCTGTGTTAGGTGTTCGACTACATCATTTAGTGTTTTATCTGCCATGTTTTTGTGCTTCTATTTTGGCTCGTTCGTTCTCATCTTTGATATGTTGAATCAAAAGTGTAACGTAAATTTCTCTCTCCCACGGCATCATATTCTCTAATTCAGTCAACGAATATTTGTGCACTTGCACGAGTTGAAAATTAGTACGATAGTAGTTTGCCAGTGACTCATGGGAAAGAGCTACTAGAAAAAATCGTTGATGCCCTGTAGGTTGTAGTTATTATGTTCACCACATTTCTGACAGTCGAATTCGACCTCATGTTTTAATTGTGGCATTGCTTCGACGTATTCGGTCAACATTTTGTATTGATCGGCTGTGAGTGATTCAAGAAATGCCAGAATTTCTTCGGCTGGCTGATCCTTAATAATGAAGTTCTCTTCTTCAGTTTGAATAGCTTCAATGCATTTAGCAATCATGCTGAAAGCCATATCAGTTTGGCTTTCACTGGTAGCATCACGAATCATTTCCTGATATGTAGGCCACTTCATCTTGAGCGCAATTTCATCAGTGAGCTTAATCTTAGCACCTGGCTTTGAATCAACCTTGATCTCGACGTCATCGATCTCGAATGTAACTTCGTTTTGATGTTCACATGATTTGCATGTAAAAACAAGTGGTGCTCGTTCACCGACCGACTTCGAACGAATCTTCAAGAAGAGATATTCAAGATCGAATGTTGTAAGCTTCTTCGAATCAAATTCATCCGTAATACACGCCACAACGGTGTCATAAATAGATTGAAGAATTTGTTGTGGGTCTTTCGACTCCATTGCGAGTAGGAGAACCTTCTCTTCTTTCACGAGGTATGGCCGGAACTTGACATTCTTAGCCATTGATGGGATATTCACCTCGTATTTTGGTAGTGTGTTTAGTACTGGCAAAGCCATTGTATAATCCTATTTAGTTGCGAAGCAGGAGGTCTTCAAGGAAGTCCTGGGCTACGTCAGAAATCGCGTCACGAATAACGTTGTTACGTCTCCAGCGGGTGTAAGACAACGTGACCGAAACTTCGATCGGCTGTCCGTTTTCATTTGAAAAGTCAATGTTTAAAACTTGAGTCGGAAAGGCATCCTCAAGTTGAACCGAATAAACCACCTTATGTTGGTGATCTAGTTGTTGAATGATTACGTTTTTGGCGTACTCATCCTTATAACGCACCTCATGAGTATCTTGATCCATGGCATAGAACTGCCAATCTTCGAAGTACTTACGAGCTGTGTAGTTATTGAGACCCATGAAGGTCAGAGACACATCATCGTTTGCGTAACCATAAGCAATCTTTTGGTTAACCGCACCAACTGTGCGGTCATGAGTAAGAAGTTGTCTTCCAGGCATTGATGCTGATTTGCACAAAACATTGAGTGACTGCGGTGTCGCAACACTCAATCCGTTTTGATTTAAGAACAATGATGGAATGACCGGAAGAATAACACGATAGAGGTTGCCTTTGGCAATACCGCCACCACTTGAAATTTCTCCCTTTATCTGTTCGATTGAATAAGTCATTTGAGCGACTGCCTTGAGAATTTGTAGACGTCTCGAGCAGATGCTTTCTGCCAATCAGCCGCTGGTAAGAACGTAGCAATTTCCCATTCCTTAGCCGGAATGAGAGCGAAACGAGATCGAACGTGCTTAGTTAGGTAATGCTTAAAGCACGGCTGGAATTCTTTGAGTTTCGAAGAACCCTTCAGAAGAGAGTACGACATCTTGAATTTGGTCGTCTCATCGTAGTGCTTGTTGTTTGTGATGTTCATAAGCTCATCTAAGAACCGTGCACGAACAAGTGGCGGCAGATAATGAAGATTGAGAGCATGAAAACCGCCTTTGGCCGGACCGACAATGATTCCAAGCGGGAATCCGTCATAGTAAGGTAGCGTTGCTTTATGCTTAGGATCGTAGAACCAGAAGAACATTGAACCAACAATCTGACGATTCTTGAGATCAAGTGCATCATCCTTCATGAGGTTGTTACGATTCAAACGACGAATATCATGAGCACGCTTCCGGAACCAATCCATAGACTCTTTGGTCTTTGGGGTAATTCCAGCACGAAATGCTTCCTTCTCCAGCTGCCCGAAGAGGTTTGAGGTCTTACGATTGACCGGTTGTGTATTAGGGATTCTAGCCATACGTATATTTATAGGCCCGGGGTGTAATTTGTTGTGTACAATTCTTCTCAAATGTAGTAGTATAGTATCATAAGCAATGGAAAGGTCAGAAAAAATGACAGTTTACGTATACCAGATCATGATCGGCGACAAAAAGTACGACGAAGTGAATGCAAAAGGTTGGGATGGCGTTACATGGGGTAGCGACTACCACAATATCACGTGGGACCCAGCAAAGAATGATGACATCGACGGTCTCATCGATCGTGTTGTTGACCACGGTTTGGTTCAGCACACAATGACAATCGATTCAGACGACCTCGACGAAATCTTCGCTTGCGGTAACGGTCACGGCGATCTATCAAAGGTTACAACCCACCGCGATTGTAAGTCAATCTCAGTTGGTGACATCATCGTTGATACAAACACCAACCTGGGTCACATGGTCGGAATGTTCGGCTTCATTCCAGTATCAGTTCAGAAAATCAAAGAGATGCAGTGCAAGGTAACAACTTCACTTCGCATGGGAGAGCCCGCATGAAACTGAAATCAGCTACTCAAGATGACCTGAGCGAAGCTGTCGCCTGGTTAATGGCAGCCGATGGGTTCGGCGTTCGCGGCGGAGACATCGAAGTGTTAATCGACTTCGATGATATCGGTCCGTACACCCCAAATTCTATCACCCACAAAGTGGCAGAAGCCGATCAATATCCGGAAGATTTCAGCATGCCTGAAGGTTTTGAATTCTTGGAGATCAGCGAATGATTTTGGCAATTTTTCAATTGGCTGGCGGTGTGTTTTTAACAACATTTTCGTTTATGATGCACACGAAAAACTTTAGATCAGCTTTGCTGTTTAAAATTCTTCCGTTTTGGTTCGGTGCAGTAATGCTTTATACCGCCGGCAAAATGTTGGCAATCATTTAAGTTAGGAAAAGTAATGCTCCCACCTCTCATTGACATGACATTCAAATTTGGTATGGGTTGTTTGACCTATTGGCTGGTATCATTGACCGGTGCACCACTTGGTGTAGTTGTATCAGCAACTGCGGTAATGGTAACATCCAGTTGGTTACGAATTAGTTTCCGGTAGGAAATTTCTTGTAAGGCTTCGGTGCAATCTTAAGACCTTTACCTCGCGGCGAAGCAGTCTTAAGTTTGCCCGGTGGCTTACCCATTGGCTTGAATGCCTTCTTAAGAATACCCATACGCTGAAGGGTGTGCTCAGTCCAAATCTCAAAGGTCCATTTACGATCTTTACAATACTTTCGGGCAGCATCCCACTTATTCTGGTTCTTGACATAAGTCATTGACTCTTCGAGATATCGCTTGGTCTTACGAGACGGTTTTACCGGCGGCGCAGTCTCCTTGTCAGGCTTGATCTCAACCAGAATCGTCTTACCACTTTTGAATGTGATCTTTAAATCTGGAAAATAGCGGTGACCACGCTTGTCAACTGCATAGTAATATGGGATGATAACCTCTTCAGAACTCCAATGTTTGATGTCCGAACGTCTATCACACCACTCAAATGCGTGTTTCTCCCACGAAGAACGATAAACTACCTTATCTGGGTCACCGGCGTACTTTTGTCTGTTCTTTACTTTGTATTGACCTGAATGGGCCATATAAATACCTCTAAGAGATTTAGACTATTTATAGGAACATCATGACCCAAAGGTTTCAGTTTCCACTGACAGATCGTGACAGATATGCTGGCAAGGTCACATTCCAAGCGTTCGAAACAATCCCACCTACTATCAGAGCTGTGGGTGGCACCGATGTTGACACCGATTCAATTGATCCGGCGAACGCAGAGGCTGTCGATGGATTGGCTTCTACTATTCAATCAGGTCTTGATCGAGTTCGATTTGAAGGTCGTGAACAGATTCGCCAACGTGATCGGTGTTCGTTATTCCTTCCACAGGGTATCACATTCCAGGATGGTGTTGTCTTTGATGAATTTGCTCTTGGTCGTGTAGGTGGGGCTACCGAGGCTGCAATCGCAAATGGTGGATCAGTTCTTGCTGCTGCCGGGGCAGGTCTACAACAAAACATTAATGCACTTACTGACATCTTTCAGAATACACCAACCGGTGACGTTGCTCGCCTTGCTGCTGCAAGAGTATCAAAGGTAGCCGGCGGCGGTGTTCAAGGTGGTGTTCAATCAGCCCTCCGTGTTACAACCAACCCAAACAAACGACTCCTTTTCAAGGAAGTCAACATTCGTGAATTCTCATTCAATTTTAAACTTGCACCGACATCACAGAATGAAGCTGAAGAGATCACAAAGATTATTAAATTCTTCCGAACAGAACTCTATCCTGACGACTCAATCCGGGTGAATACCAACGGCGTTTCAATTCCGATTGGTTACAACTTTCCTAATCAGTTCATCATTACATTCAAACATGGTGAACGCAACGTCGCTCACCGCATTCTTCCGGCATATCTTGTCTCAATGCAAACTACGTATAACCCAACCGGAATGGGATTCTTCCGTGACGGTAACTTCACTGAAACTGAAATTACTCTGAACTTCCGTGAATCACGCACCCTATCTAAGCGTGAAGTAAGAGATGAGAACTACTAATGTCCTATTTCCAAAATGTCAAATTTGTTCCATATCGTTTCGGTACTTCTGAAGAGTTTACACTTCATCAGAATCTTACAGCGTATGTAGACCTGATCGACCAGGTACGTGATAACAACGCCTTCTATCAGACCTATACAATTCTAGACGGTGATCGGCCTGATGTGCTGTCCCAAAAGCTTTACAATTCATCGAAATATTACTGGACTTTCTTTCTTCTCAATGATTTGATTCGAGAACGCGGTTGGCCTTTGACGATTCAAGGTGCTGTTGCGCTTGCGCAGAAGGAACGAACCAATACGGTTCTAACTACTCTCGATGATTTAACCGGAGTGTTAAAGGTTGGCGCGACCGTAAATGGTAACACATCGTCCGCAGTTGGTACAGTGACTCGTCGACGCCTAGATCTTGGTCAGATCTTCGTGAAGACTGATGACACCTTTCTGTCTGGTGAAACCGTTACAAGCGAAGAGGATGGTATCTTTAACACCATCACCCTCTCTGGTGCGACCCATGAATACAACGCGACATGGCAATATGTTAATGACGACCAAGAGCAAGTTGACATTGATCCATCTATTGGACCAGGTGCTGAATTAACTCCGGTGACATACACTGACAGATACATAGCAGAGAATGATGAATTGAAACAAATCATCGTCATTAAACCAGATGCGGTTGGTGCAGTGTTCGAGCAGTTCCAAGCAGCGAGAAATTAATGGCTGAACTTACATCGTCGTCAGCATATGACGTGAAAATTGAATCAGTCATTCTTGATACCGATAGACTTCAAGAAGACTATGAAATCTCACCGATCGTTTCAGAGATTAACATCTTTGAGAACGTCGATTTGCCATACCTGACAGGCAACATTCTAATTTCAGACACGACTCAACTCTTCACCCGAGTTGGATTTCAAGGAACTGAGCGTATCACTATGACTCTTCGTATTAACGGAGATGATACCGCCAAACCAATTACCAAGACATTCATTGTCACAGACGTAAAGGTTGTTCCGGCACAAGACACTGCCGAGGTGATGCTCTTAAATTTGATTGAGGATCATGCATTCCTTGACCGGTTGGTAACAGTGTCAAAAGCCTATGATGGTAAACCTGAAATCATCACGGCAAAAATCCTAAAGGATGGATTAGGCCGTGACGTAGAAGTACCGAAGGATTTTGTTGGGTCAGCATCTTCGTCGATGAGAGTTGTTGTACCAAATATGTCACCATTAAACGCAGCACGATGGATGAAAGACCGTATCGTGTCTACTAATGGCATGCCATTCTTTCTCTATTCAACTCTTAATGGCCCCAATCTTTTCTTGACCGATCTTGAATACATGCTGGCCGAGAATCCAATCAATCAGACTAGACCATATGCTTATGGCCAAGCCTTCAACAGATGGTCAGCATCACGCACCGTCCTAGATCAAGCCCGTAATATTGAATCATACTCACTCCCAAAGTCTGAAAACATGTATGGGCTTGCAGCATCCGGCGTTTTAAATTCCACATATGAATTTGTTGACACTGTAAAGAAACGTGATGCTCGTTTTTCTTCAGTCAAAGTATCGATGGAAGATGTACTTGATCGCATGGTGTCATCCGGAATTATTACAGACGACCAACGAGGCCCGATTTATGATAGTCAATTCACGATCAATGACAAAACCATCGCTGAATACAACCCATCGGTTCTAACACAAATTACACCATCAAACACATTTACAGGTCATGCAAATTATTACGAATCAGAAGACATTGAACAACAGAAGCTGAAATCCATTGCACGAGCTTTACGTTATTATTTGTTGAAATCACCGATCGAAATCTCTATGCCAGGATTTGATTATCTTGGTCGTGGTGATAATAGCACCATTGGCCGCCAAATTTCGGTCAACTTTCTGAAGAACGATCCAAACATTCTACTAGGCGATGCCGAAGCACTTGACAAGAAGCGCTCAGGCAAATATCTTATCTACGCATGCCGTCATATCATTCGACCTGAAAAGTATATGGTCACCATGGCCTGTGTCAAACTGGCGAATCAACAAAATGGCTGATAGAATCTATCCACATGAATTTTACGGTGACAATGTCCGATGGTTTATCGGTGTCGTAGAAGATAACAATGATCCATTAAGGCTCGGCCGTGTTCGTGTCCGAATTCGTGGTATCCACACTGCAACACAAGACGATATCCAAACTAGTGATCTACCATGGTCACAGGCTTTACTTCCAACAACCGAAGGCGGTGTTTCAGGTATTGGCCGATCACCAGCACTTCAACCTGGCGCTGAAGTTTTTGGTATCTTTTTAGACGGTCGGGGCTCACAATTGCCTATCGTGTTTGGTTCAATGCCAAACATCGAGTATTCTTCATCGGTTCAAGATGATACTGAAGGTGCCGATCCGCGGGTCAGATCAAGCGCTGGCCCATCCAATACTCCACCTGGTGCTGGTACAACCGGTGCCCGTAATGGTTCTGAACCACTTAGCGATGAAGCATTCGGTGCCGAAGGTAACACAAACCCAGAGATTGCATTCAACTTCTTTGTGGCATATGGATTTACACCAGAACAATCAGCC